ATACATGGTGTAGAAAGGTACAGGACCGGGTACAGATACAGGTACAGACCAGGGGAAAACCCTGAACATTTACAGGGAACAGGACAGTGCACAGTTAGCAGACAGCCAGGACCAGAGCAGGAACAGGATAACCCTGAACGCAAAACAGGAACAGAGGCAGGGGCTGGTCAAAAGAAACAGCTTTCCGCATTGGGGATTACCGTTGTATATAAGTGTGTAACACAATACCTCTATTTATGTGACAAATATTTTTCGCTTGCGCTTCTTTTTATATTCATTTGAATATGAAATGGTGTATTTATGGATATTTATATCCTTTTGGATATAGTTTGTAGCAGAATAAGTGCAACTACGAACATTTGGGTCTTTTTGCTGGGTACATTTTGCATATTTTTAAAAAAAAATTCCTTCGGAATAGGTTCGTTCTTAAAACGTGACGATAGGGTATTATAATATATAGTAGCAAGCTATTGTCGCTTATTAATTACCGCGGTAACCGCGTGATCATACACGTATGCCCTTAACTAAAAACACATAACATGCCTCAGAAGCTATCTCCTCAAGCACGGCGCGATAAAGCTGCTCGTGATAAGGCTTATGCAATGACGCCTGCTCGTAGAGAAAAGAAGGCGCACGCGCAAAGAGAGGCTAGAGCGAATCCAGCGGACGCTAAAAACAAAGATTATGACCATAAAGACCAGCGGTGGGAAACTCCAGCACAGAACAGGGGTAACGACGGCGAGGGCACTAAAAAAGAAAGTGGTAAAAACTACAAAATATAACATGTATAATGGCTAGAATAAGCACATACCCGGTAGATTCAGACGTTACGGGTACCGACAAGGTAATCGGTACTGATGCAACGGGTCTGATAACCAAGAACTACACGCTAAACGGGATTTCTAGTTGGATGAACGCTTCAGGCAGCTTAAAAATTGCTGGGCAAAATAACTATAGCTTCCTAGTTGACGATGCAACCGAGGGAATTATCTCTGGTCCAGGTGCGAATGCAGCGTTTTCTACTATTACTAGCCTAAGATTTACTAATACGTCTGCCGCTGGAGTAGATGTAAGCGCTTATTTAACTACATTAATAGGTCATAACGTTATTTTAGCTAGATTAGACAACCCAAACAACTTTGGTGTCTATGTATTGAACACTTTTACGGTTGATACCTCCGACGACAGGTATTATGACGCTACTTTTACCTTAGTTACAGCTAACGGTAACATAACTGGCGACAAATATTATGGTTTTGCAGTATATCCTGCTATTAACAGCGGCGGCGACTTAAATTTTAAATTTACGCAGTCAACTCCAGCAACTTCCTGGAGCATAACTCACAATCTGGGTAAGTTTCCTTCTGTTTCAGTCGTGGACTCCGCTAATACGCGGGTTGTAGGAGAGATTAATTACATTGATGACAATTCACTAACAATAACATTCTCCGCTGCGTTTAGTGGCAAAGCATATTTAAACTAAAACAAACAAAAAAACATGGCTATTAAATTTCTATCGGGTATTGACCTGAACAAAAACTATTTGGACAATGCGGCGATCCAGAACTTAGGTGTCGCGCCCTCCACCCCGTCGACTGGGCAGGTGTACTACGATACATCAGCCGCTCTTAAAGTATTAAGAATATATGACGGGTCTGGTTGGGTAAGTGTATCAGGCGATATTACCGAAGTTGGCGTTAGAGCCACCGGTAATAGTGGAGTGCAACTATCAATAGCAAATGCAACTGGACCAATACCTGAATTTGAAATTCTAACAGGTGCTGTGGCCGATGGTCAAAATTACTTAGTTGATTCGCAGGCAGTATTCGATGCAATATCTAGTTCAGGAGGCGGTACAGTAACAAGTGTTGATGGTTCTGGCGGCACTACTGGCCTTACACTAACAGGTGGCGCGATTACTTCTAGCGGGACATTAACATTAGGTGGCACATTGATTGCCGCAAATGGTGGTACTGGACAAACTGGCTACACGGTTGGTGATATACTTTACGCGGACTCTACCACTACTCTGACTAAGTTAGGCATTGGATCAACTGGGCAGGTATTAAAGGTAGCATCTGGTGTGCCATCATGGGCAACAGATCAAAACTCTGGTGGTACAGTTACTTCTATAGCATTTGGCGATGGTTTAACGGGCGGTACCATTACAGGCTCAGGTAGTGTTGCTTTAGATCTGTCTGGTACAGACAACTACATTCTCGCGGGTAATGACGATTCAGGTACAACTCTTGAAGACGGGTTTAAAATACCATACTCAGACGCGTCAAATGTTGTGCAGTTTGGTAACGTAAATGACTTACCTTTTACAGCTAATGCCGGTACGGTAACAGCGGTTACCGCAACAGCGCCTCTAGTTGCCACGGTTACCGGAAGTGCAATAGATATTTCCATACCTGCGGCAACAACAAGCGCTAACGGTTACTTAACATCTACCGATTGGAATACATTTAATAATAAATCTGATACAGTAGGTACAGTAACAAGTGTTACTACAGGTAATGCAAATACAATTACAATTGGTGGGACCTCGGCCGACCCAACAGTTGCCGCTAACACGGCTGCTGTCGCCGATTCAGGAACTAACCTCGCCACGGGTGATCAAATTCATACTTTTGTAACAGACTTTGGTTATACCACAAACACAGGTACAGTAACAAGCGTAACAGCAGGTACCGGTATGACTCAAACAGGAGTGTCCACAGTTAACCCTACATTAAATGTTATAGGCGGATCTGGTATCACTGCCAATGCAAATGACATACAGGTTGATTCAACGGTAGTAAGAACATCAGGTGCTCAAACTATCGCTGGCGTAAAAACCTTTAGTGATCAGGTAACAATACCTACCACTCCTGTAGCAAGTACAGATGCAGCTTCTAAAAACTATGTAGATTCGAGTAACGTTGGCCAGTTAGTATTCCAAGGTGGATATGATGCTACATCATCAGCCCCAACAGGCACTGGAGTATTACAAGGATTTACTTATGTTGTAACAGTAGCTGGTAATAATGGCGGATTCTGGACAGTACCTTTAGAAATTGGAGATTTAATTGTAGCCAACCAAAATAACCCAGTAGACGATGGTGATTGGACAGAAGTAAATAAAAATATTACTCTAGCTTCCACAACTATTGCTGGTATTGCTTCATTTAGCTCTGATAACTTCGCGGTTAGTGCAGCGGGTGCGGTTACTATAAAGAACAACGGTGTTATACTAGGTACTGAGACTACTGGTAACTACGTTCAATCCATAACTACAACGGGCGACGGCCTTACGGGCGGTGTTGCTTCTGAAGGTTCCACCGCGGCTCTGTCTCTCACACTTGGTAGTATTGCAGCAGGTGTTGGTACAGACTTTGTCATGGCGGATTCAGGAACAGCTGGGTCGCAGTATTTAGCTCCACTAGCTGATGCAGCATCATCGATTAATGGCGAAAACAGTTTTGCCGATACTATTACGGCTAACGCGACAGTTACTCATAATTTAGGCACTAAGGATGTTATTGTTCAGTTGTACGACATTACAACTTTTGACACCGTATACGCTGATATTGATCGTGCAACAACAAATACTGTAGGTATATCATTTGGAGCAACACCTACCAACAGCATCAGAGTGTTGATTCAGAAAATAGGATAATAAAATATAATATATGAAGTTTTTAAATGATGTAGGCCTAACCGCTGGAATAGAGGATAAAGACGGCGATTTAGGAACTTCTGGCCAGGTGCTTTCTTCAACGGGTACCAAGGTCAATTGGATAAGCTTAGGGTCATTGGCGGCCCTAAGCAGCATCAACAATGGGAATTGGTCTGGCACGGATTTATCTGTTGCTAACGGGGGAACAGGGGCGTCAAGCGCGTCCGCTGCCCGTACCAACCTCGGTGTTGTTAACGACACGGGTACCCCTGCTATATTAAGCAATGGGTCATCGCCAAGTTTAAACAGTGGCATTTCAGCATCGGAAGTGCGAACTTTAATCGGGGCAGGAACATCAAGCACAACAGGAACAACCACCGCATCTAACACTCAAACGTTTACTAACAAAAGTGGTTCTAACCTGCAGTGGACTAATGATGCTGGATACATAACCTCTGCGGGAGATATTACAGGTGTTACAGCTGGTTCAGGTTTAACAGGCGGTGGAACATCTGGGGCGGTTACGGTAAACGTAGACTATGCAGGAACAGACAATATTATACTTGAAGCTCAGGATTTATCCGGTACACAAATGGAAGATGGTTTTAAAATACTATTTTCTGACACTTCAAACGATGTAAGCTTCGGTAATGTAAATGACTTACCGTTTGGTTCGTCAAACTTGGTAATCGGTACAACATCGACGACCGCAATGGCCGGTAATACTACAACTATCTCTTCCGCTCAAGCTAGCGCTATAACCGCTAACACAGCTAAAACAGGGATTACCTCATCACAGGCTTCTGCAATCACAGCTAACACTGCTAAAGTAACCGATACAGGCTTGCCTGCGGTGCTGTCTGATGGATCGTCTCCGTCACTTAATACAAATATATCAGCGGGAGAAATGAGAACGCTCATAGGGGCTGGTACATCTTCACTAGTTATTGGGACAACAGCCACTAGAGCTATGGCTGGTAATACGACTACTATATCCAGCAGCCAAGCATCCGCTATTACTGCCAATACTGCTAAAGTATCCGATACGGGCACGCCAGCTATTTTGTCTAACGGTTCTGAACCATCGTTAAACACAAATATGAGCGGTGCGGAAATTAGAGATCTTATAGGGGCTGGAACTGGTAGCTCAGATTTAGTTATAGGCACAACGTCTTCAACCGCAATGGCTGGTAATACTACAACTATATCTAGTGGTCAAGCAAGTGCTATTACGGCCAATACGGCTAAAACAGGCATTACATCAAGCCAAGCATCTGCCATTACTGCTAATACCGCTAAAGTAACTGATTCAGGTACGCCTGCAATACTTTCTAATGGCACAACACCGTCGCTAAACTCAGGTATTAGTGCAGCAGAGGTACGTAGCCTTATTGGAGCGGGGACTTCTAGCCTTGCAATAGGTACTACGGCATCTACTGCTAAGGCAGGTGATACGACTACGATTACAAGTGCCCAAGCAACAGCTATTACAGCTAATACTGCTAAGGTAAGTGATACGGGTACACCCGCAATTCTATCTAATGGATCAACTCCATCTTTAAACTCGGGAATATCAGCAGCTGAAGTAAGAAGTTTAATTGGAGCGGGTACCGGTAGTGGTACCACAACAGCGAGTAATACACAAACTTTCACTAATAAGTCTGGTAGTAACAACCAATGGACTAACGATGCAGGTTATATAACAGGCGTAGACTGGACCGAAATTGCAGGTGATCCAGCAAACATAAACATAAGTGGTTTTAACAATGACTCCGGTTTCACCGCTAATGCGGGTACAATAACAGGAGTAAGCACAGGTACAGGATTAGACGGTGCGGCAACTAGCGGCTCCGTTACTATTACCCTTGACTTATCTGAGTTGGCTGACATGACTCAAACCATGGTCGGTACCGATGAGTTTATTGTACTAGACAATGGAGCTGAGCGCAGAAAAGCTGCTAACGAAATAGGGCTAAGCATATTTAGCAACGACAGTAGTTTTATAACAGGCGTGACTTGGGAAGAAATTACAGGCGATCCCGCAAATGTAAACATTAGTGGATTTAATAACGATGCGGGTTACACTAGCAACACTGGTGATATAACAGCTGTTACTGCTGGTACCGGAATGTCAGGCGGTGGTACTTCAGGTTCAGTTACTTTAAACTGTACCATAGACAGCCCAGGGGAAGTTGGCTTAGGTAATTTGTCTTCTAGTGGTAATGCGCTAGCCGGCGCCTTTACAGCAACGGGTGATATTACAGCGTTCTCCGATGCAAGAGTTAAAGAAAATATAGAAACCATACCAAACGCGCTAGGTAAAGTTTCCGCACTTCGCGGCGTGACGTACAATAAATTAGGTGAAAGCAAATCTTCTATGGGTGTTATAGCTCAGGAGTTGCTAGAGGTAATACCGGAAGTTGTGCATGAAAATAACGACGGTATGTACTCGGTAGCTTACGGTAACATTGTAGCAGTTCTTATCGAAGCTATGAAAGAACAACAAGAGCAGATTAACGATTTAAAAATTAAGTTAGATGGCTTTACCAAGTAGCGGAACAATAAGTGTATCTGATATTTTAACAGAGGGGCAAGTTAATCCGTCCGATACGGCTTCGCTAAAGCAATTAGCCCAGGGAGCTATATTTACTATCAATACTAATTCGCCTAGCTACCCGTCTTCAACCGCGCCTTTTGCAATGAGTGATTGGTACGGTTATGACCATTCTGCTGGCGGTGCCCAATACTATTGGGATCTTAGCAACGACATTCAATGGGATAATGCGACCGACCGCCCGTTGGCTAATACCAGCGAGGATTTTAGCGCTTCGCTTTGGATACGACCTCAATGGAATACGCAAGATTTAAACTTAATAATTTTTGACTTAACCCCTACTGGCAGCACTGGGACGGCAAATAGATTCTTCTTCCAATACGACTTTGGGCTTAACCGGCTTATAACAAGGTACAGAAGCGGCAGTAGCAATTTTGATAGACAGTGGGCATTGCATAGCAATAATTCAGCGACGGGCACCGGAACATCTTCATCTAATAAATGGTCAAGTAGTAATCGAGGTAATGTAAATAGCGATGGTTTTTGTAATTTAGTAGTAAGCTACGATGCTTCGCAATCTTCCCCGGTAAACGCTTTTAAACTGTATTGGAACGGTGTAGAGTTAACCAACACAGCGGTGTCAAACAGCGGTTCTCGCTCGAATATGACTTTAACAGAAGTAACGTTTTGTGGTAACGACCATAATACCGGAGGTAGTAGGATTGCAGATTATATGTACATGCACATGTGGGACCAAATTACCTCTAGCGCTAATGCTAGCACTATGTACAATTCTGGCACACCGATATCTGCTTCTGATGCGGGTTACACTACTAATTTAATATTTGGTGATACCTCAACATCTGTTCCTTCTGCAAACGACCCTGATAACAGTGGTAACTATGACTTTAAGACGGCTAATGGCCAATCCGTAGTTCAACTTTAAACTTAAAAATTATGAGCAAGCTATTAAACTTTATAACTGGCGGCAGCGCTTCTTTAATAGACAAAGCGGTAGAGGTGGCGGACAAATTTATTGAAACGCCTGAGGAGAAGAAAGCTTTTATTGAAAAAGCATACGAGCAAGAGGTGGAAGACCGTCGCGCTGCACGCGATCTAGGGAAGAATAAATCAACACCTGACATACTTACATACGTAACGTTAGTTATTGCCTTAGGATTGGCTACGGCTATCTTCACGGACTTCCTTGACTGGAAAAACCTTACTGAAGTACAAAAAGGATTAATAACCACATTTAGCGGTTTCTTTTTGCGCACATTAGGCGATGTTTATGGTTATTGGTTTGGCTCTTCAATGGGCTCTACCAATAAGACTAAAGACTTAACTAAACTAATGCGCAAGTAATTATAGAATAATAAGTATAAACCAAATAATATTATGGCACTAGATCCATTATCAGTAAATTCAAAAATAGCTGTTTACAACAATGACATTAGCTTAGCGGACAAAACCGCTGCACCAAAATCGCAGGGGGTAACAGCTGCGGATTTAAACGGATTTGTATCAGTAGATGCAGCAGCACCAGATAGCGCTATTGGATTAAAAGGAGATTTTTCTTTTAATGACGCAGACAATAAAATTTATGTATGTGTTAGTTCTTTTGGTAGTATCTACCCAGGCCGTGTAATTCCGGCTATTTCAGCGCCAACAGGTGCAACAGCGGGTGCATATGCCGGTATTGTTCCAACAGGTGGTTCAGGTACAGGGTTGGTTGTAACTATTGTAATGGCCGATGCAACAACCGTAACCAGCATTACATCAACAACAGCGGGTTCTGGGTATAAAAGCACTGATGTGCTTACTATACCGGCGCAAGTAGTCGGGAGTTCCTCAACTACATTTACCGCGTCACCAAACATTGCTGCTATTGCAGCAGAATACAAATCAGTAACATTAACTTAATAACCAATAATTAAACAAAAACCAAATGACTTTTTACTACCACACTACCACTGCGACAAGTGGTAACCAACAAGTATCCGAAGAAACCAAAGCGTTCTGGAAGCATGCCTCCACCAAATCAAACTGGCGTATTGTGCAGCTCCCGAATGGCTATTTCCAAACAGAATTGTTTTGGGAAGAAAGCTGGAAAGACGTAACTCGTCGGGAAACATTAACCGGTGCTGAATCAGCAATAGACAGCTCTGTTGATCATTACCTTAAAAAGCTTGAATTTATTAAAGGACCAAAAGTCGTTAAAACATTCGAGTAACACCAACTTAATTTAATCAAATTTAATACAATGGAATTTAATAACCCGAGCGAGATCGTTAAAGATCTTACATTTGGCGATAAAGCCAATAAAAAAATAATGGCCGGCGTCGATAAGTTAACAAACGCAGTGAAGTCCACTTTAGGCGCTTCTGGTAAATGCGTAATCTACGAAGACGCTTTAGGCCGACCGGTCATTACAAAAGACGGTGTAACCGTTGCGGAAAGCGTAGTCTTACGTGATTCGGTCGAAAACATAGGAGCCACACTTGTAAAAGAGGCTGCTAGAAATACTGTGCGTGAGGCAGGGGACGGTACTACCACAGCTACTGTCCTTGCTCATGCTTTACTAACAGAGCTTACAAAAGAAGCAGATGAAAAAGAGATTAGAGAAATTAAAGCAGGCGTTGAAAGCTGTGCTAAAGAAATTATGGTTCATCTTGATGATTCCAGTATTCCGGTTGAGGGTGAAATGTTACAACAAGTTGCTTACATTAGCTGCAACAATGACAAAGTTCTTGGAAAAAAGATTGGCGAAGCTTTCGAGCGCGTTGGAAAAGATGGAGTTGTTTTAATGGAAGAGTCCGATACAAATGAAACTTACGTTGATTTTGTAGAGGGCACGCAATTTGATTCAGGCCTTAAATCGCCGCATCTTATTACAGACAGAGACAAGGGTGTGGCTGTACTGGATAATCCTTATGTATTAATTGTGTCTTCGGGTATAGCTAGCATAAGAAAAATACAAAGTGTTTTAGAGCACGTTGTTAAAAAGAATAGAAGCTTATTAATTATAGCTGACGTAGAGCAACAACCGCACCAAACTTTAATAGCGAATAAAGTAAAGGGTAATATTAAGGTAAACATAATAGACATACCCGGCTTTGGTAACACTAAGGCGGATACGCTGGATGATTTAGCAATGCTAACAGGTGCTACCGTTATTAACGAAGAGCTTGGTGACGATTTAGATTTAATAGATCCGCAAGTCTTAGGCGAAGTTACAAAAGCTGTTACAAACAATAAAAATACTATACTACAAGTTGATGTTGATCAGCAGACGTTAGAAGAGCGTATTGAAGACGTGCGGCTTAAAGCAGCATCTGAAACTAACGGTTATATTAAAAACAAATTAGAGCAGCGTTTGTCTATGCTCACTGGTAAAGTAGGAATTATATACGTAGGTGCAGATTCCAGAGTTGAGCTTAAAGAAAAGAAGGATCGTGTTGAAGACGCTATTTACGCAACTCAAGCGGCACTAAAAGAAGGTATTGTACCAGGCGGCGGAATAGCTTTATTATATGCTTCTCAAAAAATTAAAAATAAAGGTGCGGGATATAATTCGTTGCTTAAAGCAATACGCTCGCCTTTCGAAACCATAATGGCTAACGCTAATATCAAGCATGAAGACTTTGTTGTAAAACGAAATAAAGGTATTGACGCTATATCAGGTAAGCAGGTTAACATGATTAAGGCAGGTATAATTGATCCGGTACTAGTTACGAAAACCGCTCTTAAAAACGCTATTAGCGTATCTATTACTATTATGTCCGCTGATTGTATAATTTCTAATATGCGTCTAGATGAAAGCAATTAATTATTATATAATTATAGAAAAGCTTAAGGAAGCTCCTAAAACAGTGGCTGGTTTAGAATTAACTGAAAAGCAAAACAGCGACGTTAGGTACTTAAAAGCTAAAGTTATTAGTTGTGGACATCTGGTAATAGGGGTTAGCGAAGGAGACGTGATTAGGTACGATAAGCATGCTGGTCACGGTATAGAGTGGAATGATAACTTGTTCCACGTAATTACCGCTCAAGACGTTGTTATTGTAGAATGAGATTAGGACCTAATGACCTTAGAGATATAAATTTACTTAAGTATTACAGGCTTGTTAGAAAATGGGCCTGTAAAACTTATGGTATAAAAGATGCGGACCTTGAGCTTTTAATATATTTGGATTGTAAAGACAGGTTTACACGTGATGATTTTATTAACGGATCTTACACCTATGCTTGGGATAAAAAACGGTGGGAAAGACTTCGTAGAGAAGGCTGGATAGAAGTTTGGCGCCACCGCAATAAGACAACAATTAAGTATAGTGTTTTTAAAGTATCGCAAAAAACGAGAAGACTGATAACACGGATGTATAATATAATGCTAGGCTACGATGACATGCCTATTGGACCCTCAAGCAAATTTTATAAAAACAAATCATATACAGACAAAGTTTACAATAAAGCTATTGATGATATGATTAAAGATAAAGAACGATGAAAGCAGTACCTATTACTAAAAGAGTACAAGAAAGCATTAACAGTTACCCTGTAATGCAGGAAGTAACTATAGACGCAGCGGGCAAGGTAGCTGCTAACTTTACAAGTATTGATGACGATTGCGGCTGTAGCGGCGATTGTGATTGCGATTAGTAATGTTTAAACTTAAGAACAAAGAAAAGCTCTTTGGTATTAATAAAGAAGCGTCGGATCACGGAACTCCTGTTTTTGAAAAGCAGTTAGGCGATAACATACAAGCCGAGGCTAACCGCGACGGCACTATATTTGTTCAAAAAGGCTTATCGCAAAATAAGATTAACGACGCTGTTGAGCACGAAAAAGTGCACCTCGAACAAATGGCTCAGGGTAAACTTGGTTATACAGCGGATACAGTAATGTGGAAGAGAGACACTCGTTCACCCGCTAGAGTATACACCCGTCAAACAATGATGGAAGGTGCTCATAATCTTCCCTGGGAAAAAGAAGCATACCGAAAAACTAAAAAATAACGGGGTTACATCGGGCGTGTAGGAAAAAGGAATCGCTACCTTATTTTTATTGCCCGTCCCCTATTTCATTATACTATGGCATATGTACAAGAGTCTTCGCCTTTCGCGAAGCTGAAGAAAACAACAAAAGGAAAAGGTCGACACTTTTTAAGTGCTAAAGAAGGAGCTGGAATGACAGCAGCAGGCCGTGCAGCTTACAATAGAGAAACAGGTGGTAAGCTAAAAGCACCTCAGCCGGGTGGCGGTAAACGTCGTACGTCATATTGCGCGCGCTCAAAAGGACAAATGGAGATGCACAATATCAATTGTAGCAAAACACCAGATAAACGTATTTGCGCAGCACGCCGTAGATGGAAATGTTAATAAAGAAATAAATATATATAATGGGAACTTTTACAAATCAACCCGAATTTGCAACAGCAGTCGCAGCTATCACGCCTAGCGATACAATAGACGGTACAACAAAACTAGACGGAGCAGCGCTTTATGTGGGTACCGCTGGTGACGTTAAGGTAATTATATCAGGACAAGACTTTAGCGCAGGTGCCCCTACCGCTGCAGATGCAGTTGTATTTAAAAATGTGGGTAACGGCTGTTTTTTGCCGATCATCTGTGATTACGTTTTAGCTACAGGAACAGGTGCTACTAACATTCTTTCGGTAAAGTAAAATGAGTATTGGGATAATGAATATAGTTGATTGGTGCGACAGCTGCAACCAGTCTCCACCTATACCAAATCCACCGCCAAATGCATGCCCGCTTGTATTAGACGGCACTGGGGATAGTTTAACGTGGGCGGATCCCCGCACTGTTGCTATTGCTCCTTTTGACCTAGATTTCAGCATGGATTTTTGGTTTACAAACAAAGAGCCTGTCGCAAAGTCATTTACAATACTGTCATTAGGTAAAGAAATTAGCGGTCAATTTTACGATACTATAGAGCTTAAATACGATAACGTAGCTAACAAACTTGTTGTTGAGTTAAAAACAGATTTAGACGGTACACCTGCAACTGGCTTTGCTGAATTTGAATTATACTCAACTCAAAACTCAAGCATATCTGGATTAGCCTCGGTTAGCGATAAGTGGATAAAATGTGCGGGCAATTCTAATTTAAATGGAGGCGTAAGTATTTTTATTAGTATTCCACCCGCAAACTCTGCAACAGATGTATTAGATGCTTCGTTGATTAATATTTGGTGGAATGGGCAATTACTTACTGCTTCTGCGACACAAAATCTTTTGTGGGACACTAATGATTCCTATTATACTAACTTTTTAACACTAGGTGACTATAGAGGAGCTACTACAAGTGCCACGGTAGGTGCGGCTAACGCAGAATTTTACTGGTTTGTGTGGAGAAGCAATTACTATTCTTCGAATTCCACAGCACCATATTTGATATACAATTATGGTTATCCACCTACTACTTTAGCTCTGTTTCAGTGGTATGCATACAGTTTATTGGGAAACAACGCTAGTGGTACAGTGGCGGCAACTTTAAATACAATTCCACCTAATGATGATTTGCCGGCGACGCTTAATGCTGACGCTGCTATAGTCTGTGGGCCAGTGCCATATTATTGCCAACCCCTCCCATAAGATTAGTTATCAGGCAAATTGAGTAATTATAATAGTAACAATAATTTAATTATATTAAACCAAAAAAAAATGAAAAAAGTAAAAGAAACCAAAGTCGAAAAGATTAAAGCTGAAGAGCTAGAAAACCTTCAAGCAATCGTGCAATTAATTAACCAAACTCAGCTAAGCATTGGCGGGTTAGAAGTTCAAAAAATGGAGCTTCTTGGCAAATTAGACAAAGCAAAGGAAGAGCTTAATGTATTCCAAGTTAATCTGGAAAAATCCTACGGCAATGTAAGCGTTAGCTTAGTTGACGGAACTATCGCAGAAAATGCAGATAATAAGGAAGATTAGTATTGGGAAAGACTATAAAAATGACGCCATGCACTATTCTGTTGGACAGGAAGTGTATGGTGGTCATACTATAGTAAATATACTGGAAGAATCTGATAAGTATTCTGTGTATATACAAAAAGGAGAATTGGTAATGCCTTGGAAAGACTTTAACAAAAACATGGCGATATCTATCGAATATGATCTTAAGTGGTAATGCAAAGCGTATACAACTTTATAGTTAGCCCTAAAGAGGGGCGATCTACTAGCGAAAAAAAAATAAACGGCAAAAAGCTGCTGTTGAATACAGAAGTACAAAACCACCACTACACGAGCAGGCTTGGCGTAGTTAATAGCGTACCCAAAATTACTAACGGTAATATACAGGAAGGTGACGAAATAATAGTGCATCATAATGTGTTTAGAAGATTTAGAGACGTTAGAGGCAAAGAAAAAAACAGCCGAGCGTTTTATAAAGAAGATATGTTCTTTGTATATCCTGACCAGGTTTACGCATACAAACGCAATAGCGAATGGAATGCTTTGCCTGGTTTTTGTTTTGTAAAACCTATAAAGGCAAAAGATAAATTTAGCTTACATAAAGAGGAACCTTTAATAGGTATTATTAAGTATGCTAGCGAAGGTTTTGAAGCAGGAGCGCTGGTGGGTTTTAAGCCTGGTATGGAATACGAATTTAATATAGAGGGCGAACGATTATACCGTGTGCCCGCCAATCAAATTACAGTCGAATATGAATATCAAGGAAACGAAGAAGAGTATAATCCTAGCTGGTCACAAAGCTGTTGAAGAACTTATTAAAGTTGCTAAAGAAGCTATAGTTGATTCTGATGATGATATATCTGCTGATCGATTAAAAAACGCAGCAGCCACTAAAAAGTTAGCTATATTTGATGCTTTTGAAATATTGAATCGTATCCAAGACGAAGAGCGCATACTAGAGAACAAGCCTAAAGAAGAAAAGAAAGAAGCTTTTTCAGGGTTCGCTGAAAAAAGATCTAAATAATGTACGAGCAGAATTTAGTAAAAACAGTAGAGCCTATAAAGCATACTACACTGCACCGATTAAATAAAGGTAAAAAGTGGAAGTACGGTTATAATAAAGAGCAAGATCTAATTGTCATAAGTAAGACAGGCCAAGTCGGCGAAATAATAGATATACAAGGATTGGTTATAGGTTTACCGCCGGTCCCTAAAAACTTAAATAAAAAAGCTAACAAATGGACCGTTAAGGAGTATCCTAAGGAGCTTAAAAATATTAAAAGTATATTCGATTGGCAGTCTTATTCAGACGAATTTAAAGAAAAATGGGAGGGTTATATAGATGAGGAATTTAACAATCGTGAAAACGGTTATTGGTTTTATAACAAAGACGTCCCAACTTATATTACTGGCACTCATTACATGTACCTGCAGTGGAGTAAGATCGACGTTGGCCACCCAGATTACAGAGAAGCAAACAGATTGTTTTATATATTCTGGGAAGCCGTTAAAGCGGACACAAGAGCTTACGGAATGTGCTACCTTAAAAACAGACGGAGTGGATTCTCATTTATGGCATCAGGAGAAACCGTTAACCTTGCGACCATATCGGGCGACGCTAGATTCGGTATACTATCAAAATCAGGTAGTGACGCCAAGAAAATGTTTACCGACAAAGTTGTACCGATTTCCCTTAACTACCCGTTTTTCTTCAAACCTATACAAGATGGTATGGATAGACCGAAGACTGAACTGGCATATAGGGTTCCTGCTTCTAAGCTAACCCGTAAATCTATACAGTCAAAGGAGACGCGTATTGAAATGGAAGGTCTAGATACAACTATTGATTGGAAAAACACCGGAGACAACTCTTATGATGGTGAAAAGCTAAAGCTACTAGTGCACGATGAAAGCGGTAAGTGGGAAAGACCAGACAATATACTAAACAATTGGCGCGTGACAAAAACGTGTCTTAGGTTAGGTAGTCGCATTATAGGCAAGTGTATGATGGGTTCTACATCAAACGCCTTAGAAAAAGGAGGCGGAAATTTTAAAAAGCTTTACAGCGACTCTGACGTTACTAAGCGCAATAATAACGGGCAAACAAAATCAGGATTGTACAGTTTGTTTATTCCTATGGAATGGAACTATGAAGGTTTTATTGACAAGCATGGACAGCCTGTATTTGACACTCCAAAAGAAGAAACCGTTTTAGATCCGTTTGGTGATCCTATTGATACAGGAGTTATAGATTACTGGAACAATGAAGTTGAAGGCCTTAAGGGCGACCAGGACGCGTTAAATGAATATTATAGACAGTTCCCGCGTACCACTGAGCACGCATTTAGAGATGAAACTAAAAATAGTATTTTTAACTTAGCAAAAATTTACGAACAAATTGATTATAACAACGATCTGCGTAATACTAATATTATAACCACCGGTAATTTTCAGTGGGAAGCAGGCGTAAAAGACACTAAGGTAATGTTTTTACCGAGTCCGCAGGGCAGATTTAAAGTGTCTTGGATACCTAATGCTGATGTGCAAAACAGATCAATTGTTAAAAACGGTATAAAATATCCAGGGAATGAACATATAGGTGCATTCGGCTGTGATAGTTACGATATTTCAGGTACTACTGACGGCAAGGGCTCAAAAGGTGCGCTGCATGGACTAACAAAGTTTAGCATGGAAGACGCACCGCCTAGTACATTCTTTTTAGAATATATAGCTAGGCCTCAAACTGCGGAGATATTTTTTGAAGACGTGCTAATGGCTTGCGTCTTTTACGGAATGCCTTTATTAGCTGAGAATAACAAACCTAGATTACTTTACTACTTTAAGCGTAGAGGGTACAGGGGTTATTCTATGAATAGACCTGACAGATTGTGGAACAAGCTTTCTGTAACTGAAAAAGAAATTGGGGGTATACCAAATTCCAGTGAGGACATTAAGCAAGCGCATGCGGCTGCTATTGAAATGTACATAGATAAGTACATTGGATTAAAAGAAGATGGCACTTACGGCAGTATGTATTTTAATGCCACTTTAAACGATTGGTCTAAGTTCGATATAAATAATCGAACAAAATTTGATGCTGCGATTAGCTCTGGATTAGCTGTAATGGCTTGCCACAAGGATATGTATAGACCGAATGCTGCTTTACAAAGAACAAAATTAAATCTCAATATTGCAAGATATAAGCAAGACGGAGATATATCGAAAATAATAAAATAAAACTATGGCTGAGTCAGTTGTAAATAATTTTTTCCCTAGCCAGGTTGCTAGCGACCAGGAAAAGATGTCATTTGAGTATGGCCGCCAGGTAGGTAGAGCTATTCAATCCGAATGGTTCGGAGGCAATTCAGGAAACGTAAGATTTCAAAGCAATCAAAATAGTTTTCACGGGTTAAGATTATATGCTAGAGGCGAACAGCCGATACAAAAATATAAAGATGAATTATCAGTTAACGGTGATTTGTCTTATCTTAATTTAGATTGGAAGCCTGTCCCTATACTGTCTAAGTTTGTTGATATTGTGGTTAACGGTATTGCGGACAGATCTTTTGACGTAAAAGCGTATTCGCAGGATCCTTACGGCGTTGAAAAGCGCACTGCGTATATGAACTCTATTATAAGAGACATGCAAACGCAGGAGATTAACGATTATGCGGCTGAGGCGTTTGGTATTAACTTATACGAAAACGATAAAGAAAATTTACCAGGTTCAAAAGAAGAGCTAGAGTTGCATATGCAGCTAAGCTATAAACAAGGTATTGAAATAGCAGAGGAAATAGCAATTAACACTTTGTTCGATGGCAACAAATATGATTTAACTAAAAGAAGAGTATATTACGATTTAACAACCATTGGTATTGGCGCGGTTAAAAACACATTTTCAGAATCGGAAGGGGTTGTTATTGATTATGTAGATCCAGCTAATCTTGTTTATTCTTACACTGAATCTCCTTATTTTGAAGACATATACTATGTTGGAGAAGTTAAAAACATACCGATCAACGAATTAAAAAAGCAATACCCTCAACTCGACCAAGCTCAGCTTGACAAAATAAAAGCAGCGGGTTCTTATAATAACACAACTTCTTGGAATCAATTTAACGACGGCGCTAATGGCGGTTATGATTCTAACACGGTGCAGGTTTTGTATTTTAATTACAAGACCTATATGAATGAGGTGTATAAAGTAAAAGAAACTGCTACGGGCGGCTTAAAAGCTATACCAAGAGACGATCAATTCAACCCACCGGCGGATTCAGAAGGGTTCGCTAAAGCATCACGTTCGCTCGAGGTGTTATATGAGGGGGCTATGATATTAGGCCCTAGTATGCTATTGGAATGGGGTATGGCTAAAAATATGGTACGCCCTAAAAGTGATTACAATAAAGTAAAAATGAATTACAGTATTGTAGCTCCAAGAATGTACAGAGGTCGTATTGAATCTATTGTAAGCCGTTGTACGGGGTTTGCTGATATGGTACAGCTTACCCATTTAAAGATGCAGCAGGTGCTATCTAAAATGATGCCTGACGGTGTTTATATGGATGCGGACGGTCTTGCTGAAATTGATTTAGGCAACGGAACAAACTACAATCCGCAAGAGGCGCTTAATATGTTCTTCCAGACGGGTTCTGTTATTGGTAGGTCATTTACGCAAGAGGGCGATATGAATCCTGGTAAAGTGCCTATCCAACCGTTACAAACCGGCGCGGGTGGCCAAAAGCTGCAAACATTAATTCAAACATACAACTATTACCTACAAATGATCCGTGATGTAACGGGTCTTAATGAAGCTCGTGATGGTTCAAGCCCCGATGCACGGGCATTAGTTGGTGTGCAAAAATTAGCGGCAGCAAATTCAAACACAGCTACAAGACATATATTAGACTCAGGGTTGTTTTTAACAGCCGACACAGCAGAGTCTTTATCGCTTAGGATATCAGACATACTTGAGTACAGCCCATCTAAAGAAGCATTTATTCAAAAAATAGGCGGTTTTAACGTAGGTGTGTTAGAAGAGCTAAACGATTTGTATTTACACGATTTCGGCATTGTCTTAGAGTTATCACCAGACGACGAAGAAAAAGGTATGCTGGAAAATAACATACAAACCGCGCTTTCCGCTGGGCTTATAGATTTATCAGACGCAATTGATATACGCGAAGTTAAAAACCTTAAGTTAGCTAATCAGTTATTAAAACTGCGTAGAAAGCAAAAGCAATTACGCGATCAAGAAATACAACAGCAAAATATACAAGCGCAAGCGCAAGCGAACGCACAAGCACAGCAAGTAGCAGCGCAAGCGGAAATACAGAAAGAACAAGCGCTGTTTCAAACAAAAGCGCAGCTTGAACAAATGAAAGCTCAAATTGACCAGCAAAAAATGCAGTCTGAAGTTCAATTAAAGAAAGAACTTATGGCCTTGGAGTTCCAGTACAATATGCAGCTTAAGGGCATTGAGGTTGATGGGCAAAAGCAAAAAGAGTCTAGTAAAGAAGACCGCAAAGACGAAAGAACTAAAATGCAAGCGACTCAACAAAGCGAGTTAATTGATCAAAGAAAAAATGACTCGCCACCTAAAAATTTCGAATCCTCTGGAAACGATATACTTGGCAGTGGGTTTGGCTTAGGTACCTTTGAACCTAGGTAATTATAGTAATAATAATTTTATAATATCTTATCATGAGTGAAGAAACTAACCCGGTAGTAGGCGTCGATGAAGACGGTACTATCAAAGTAAACATGCAAGCTAATGCCGTTCAAGAGCAAAGCGCAGATGAGGTTCCTGTACGCGACGAACCCGCAGTTAGCGAAGAAGTACCAGAACAAAACGTCGAAGCAGCAGTTGAAGAACCTGCCAGAGAAGAAGAGCGCGTTCAAGATAAACAGCCTGTTCAAGAAGAACCGGTAGAAGAAACTTCTGTATTACAAGAAATTACAGACGAAGAAGTAGAAGAGGTAGCGGAACAACTTGAAGAAGATGTAGCTACAGCAATTGAAGAATCCACAAAAGCCGGCGCAAACTTGCCCGAAAACATTCAAAAAGTTGTTGACTTTATGGATGAAACGGGTGGTACTTTGGAAGATTATGTGCGGCTTAATACTGATTACTCACAGTTAAATGAAGATCAGTTATTGCGCGAGTACTACGAAACAAAATATAAATCGTACGATAGAGAAGACATTGACTTTTTATTAGAAGACAAATTTTCTTACGATGAAGAGCTTGACGATGAGCGTGATGTACGTTTAAAGAAGATAGAACGCAAAAGAGCGCTATCAGAAGCTAAAGAGCATTTAGATAATTTAAAGTCTAAATACTACGATGAAATTAAAGCTGGATCTAGGTTAAACCCTGACCAGCAAAAAGCGGTAGAATTTTTCAGTCGCTATACAAAAGAAAGTGAAGATGCTGCTAAAATTGCAGAACAACAAACCAGTAGGTTTAAACGCGAAAGCGCGAAAGTATTCAATGAAAGTTTTCAAGGGTTTGATTACAACGTTGGAGACAAAAAGTACCGCTTCAAAGTTAACGACACTGGCAAGGTTAAGGAAACCCAAGGTGACATTAACAACTTTATCAAGAAGTTCTTGAACGAAAAAGGTGAAATGTCGGACGCTAAAGGCTACCATAAATCGCTGTTCACCGCAATGAACGCTGATCAAGTTGCACAACACTTTTACGAGCAAGGCAAAGCCGATGCAGTAAAGGATAGTATGGCCCGCACAAAGAACGTTGATATGAATCCGAGAGGGGTTCACGAAGAAGTAACAGCGTCTAATGGGTGGAAAATACGCGCGGTTGATAGTGGAACTAACAGCTCTAAACTTAAGGTTAAGTTTAAAAAATAATAATCCATTTAAAATTTTACACAAATGGCATTTGCAACAGCGCCAGCAACACTGGCAAATTTAGCGCACCTAACACCACGTCCTGTTAAGGGCTTGTTCGGTGACAACTATATTCCTTTAGCGAATATGGATTTTACACAACAATTTCTTCCTGAAGTATACGAGAAAGAAGTAGAGCGTTACGGTAATCGTACGATCGGCGGATTCTTGCGTATGGTGGGAGCAGAGATGCCTATGGCCTCTGATCAAGTAGTATGGTCTGAACAAGGTCGTCTACACATTGCTTACGATGATGTTAGATTAAAAACAACCAGTACTTTAGAGATTACTCAAACGGCTGCTAAGCCTTCTTTGATTGGCCCAGGTATGACTTTAGTAGTTAGCCAAAGCCTTGCGGGTGGAGCTATCACTACTTTCAAAGCGTTTGTTACAGGAGTTACCGCTACTTCAGCTACTATTCAAACTGTAGCATTCAAAGCTTATGAAACAGCAGCGGGTCTTGCTCCAGCTGGTATTGCGGTAAATTCTGCAGACTTAAGCTTGTTTGTATACGGTAATGAGTACGGAAAAGGATCTAAAGAAGCTGGTAACTCATTGGACGCTTCGTTCACTCAGTTTTCTAACCAGCCTATTATCTTACGTGATAAGTACAGCGTTAACGGTTCTGACACAGCGCAGATTGGTTGGGTTGAAGTAACTACTGAAGCTGGAACTTCTGGCTACATGTGGTACTTGAAGTCTGAGCACGAGTCGCGTCTACGTTTTGAAGACTACCTAGAAATGTCTATGGTTGAAGCTGAAAAAGCTGTATCAACGTTTAACGCACCAGCTGCTAACGGCGGTCAGGTAATTGCAGGTACTCAAGGTTTGTTCTCTGTATTAGAAGAGCGCGGATTGGTTTACAACAACGCTGACTTCGGTGGTGGTAATGGACTAGGTGAGTTTGATACTATTCTTTCTGAGCTTGATAAGCAAGGCGCTATTGAAGAGAACATGATGTTCTTGGATCGTGCAACTTCTTTGTCTATCGACAATATGCTTGCTGCTCAGAATTCTTACGGAGCTGGCGGTACATCTTACGGTGTATTTGACAACTCTGAAGATATGGCATTGAACTTAGGATTCTCTGGATTCCGTCGCGGTTCTTATGACTTCTACAAGACTGACTGGAAATACTTGAACGATTCAACTACTCGCGGATCTATCGGCGATATTGAAGGGGTAATCATCCCTGCAGGTACTTCTACTGTTTATGACCAACAATTAGGCAAGAACATCTCGCGTCCTTTCTTACACGTTCGTTACCGTGCTTCTGAAGCAGACGATCGTCGTATGAAGTCTTGGGTTACTGGCTCAGTTGGTGGAAATTACACTAGTGATGTTGATGAAATGAATGTTCACTTCCTTTCAGAGCGCACAATGTGTACTCAAGCAGCCAACAACTTCGTATTGTTGAAGAAAACAACTAACGCATAAGCGTTAATTTAATATTGCCCTCGTCCTTTGTGGCGGGGGTAATTATTACCTTTATTTAATTATATTATATCATGGCAACAGCAAAAACACCTGCGGCTAAAAAAGCTGCACCAAAAGCAAAAGTTGAAACATATGTTGAACCAGAACCAGAAGTTCTTGCAACTATTCAGCCTGAAACAAAAAAAGTTACAAAGAAAAAAGATGAATGGGTTTTTAAAGACCGATTGTACGAACTAGCGAGCGGTAAAGAGCCGTTGGCTTACACTGTCCCTACAATGCACTCTGCAAAAAGCCCGTTACTTCACTTTGACAAAGAAAAAGGATACCAGCGAGAAATACGCTATGCTACTAACCAGCGCTCTCCATTCGTTGATGAGCAAGAAGGAACAGTAACACTAGGGCGTATTGTTTTAAGAAACGGTATCTTAAGAGTTCCTAAAGAAAACATAGCAATGCAAAAGTTTTTATCTGTACACCCGTTTGTTACATCCGGTATAATTGCAGAGTATAAACCTGAGTCAATCGCAGAAGACGAGGTTGATTGGATTGAAATGGAATTAGAAGCACTTAATGCTGCTAAAGACATGGCAGTCGATCAAGCTGAAGCGATAATGCGTGTTCAAAGCGGATCTAAGGTATCTGAGCTCTCTTCTAAGGAACTTAAAAGAGATTTACTTATATTTGCGCGTAAACAACCTGGTTTGTTCTTAGAGCTGGCCAATGACGATAACGTGGAACTAAGAAATATTGGGATCAAAGCCACAGAGCGTGGATTGCTAACATTATCAAGTGACAATAGAACATTTATGTACGGCGAAAATAAACGCAAGATCATGACTGTTCCTTTTGACGAACACCCTTATTCGGCGCTTGCTGCATTCTTCAAAACAGATGAAGGTATGGAAGTACTGAATGTAATTGAAAAACGACTATAAGTCAAATAGTGGGGATCGCTAACGCGGTCTCCACTTTAATAACATAAAACATTATGAGCGTAAGCGTAGACACTGTTTATCAACGAGTATTAAGTATACTCAATAAAGAGCAACGAGGGTATGTTACGCCTCAAGAATTTAATCTGTTTGCTAATCAAGCACAGATGGATCTATTCGAGCAATACTTCTATGACATTAACCAGTTCGGTAGAATGCATGGAAACGACACGGAGTTCTCCGACATGCTCAACATTCTCAACGAAAAAATAAATTTATTTGAAGTTACAGCGGCAATGACCCGTAGTAACAATTATTGGGTTGCGCCTTCTGATTTATACAGAATAGGTACGCTTATCTATAATAATATAGAAGTTGAGAGAATTAATCAAAAAGAGTTTTTATATATAAACCAAGCGCCTTTAACAAAGCCCACTGATACAAGACCTGTTTTTGTTGCCAGCGATGATGGATACAAAGTATACGGTACTGCTGAATTAACTACAGGTGTAACGTGTAACTATATTAAAAGACCTGCGCAAGTTGTTTGGAACTATGAGCAACCGGTTATTAATGGAGTTGCAATGTTTAATACATCAACTTCTGTTGATTTCCCACTACATGCGTCGGAAGAAACAGAATTAGTAATGAAAATACTAGAGCTTGCTGGTATTTCAACACGCGAATTGCAAGTGTACCAAATAGCCGCTCAAGAAGAAGCGCGCAATACTCAACAAGAAAAATCTTAACACATGGCATTATTAAATCAAACTAGCGAAGCTTACTACCTTGGCGCCGACGGCGTTTGGAATAGTGGTGATGAAGATTACGGTGACTACCAGTTTGTTAGCCTTAAAGATATGGTTAATAATTTTATGATAGCCTACGTGGGGGAAGATAAAATTATAAGCAAGATCAAAAGAACAGACGTAGCTTTTCATGCGCAGCGTGCTATTCAAGAATTTAGCTTTGATACACTACCCTCACAAAAAGCATATGAAATAGAAATACCGCCTTCGCTGTCAATGATATTACCGCAAGATTACGTTAATTATGTGCGTATGTCTTGGGTAGACGCTAACGGTATTGAAAGAATTATATATCCTATCCGTGATTCAAGCAACCCTTCCGCTATAGCGCAAGACAACGATTACGAATACACGTTTGACCATGCCGGCAATATACTCAAAGCGCACGAGTCTGAAACGCTTAAGAAGTTTAATTCGGATTATTACGGAGCACCATATAACAATCCGCAAGACAACGCCTTAAACGAGGGTATGCTTTTTAATATGTACCGCTATGGCAGACGCTACGGTTTGCAGCCTGAAGCAGCGCAGATGAACGGTGTTTTTTACATAGACCAGCTGCACGGCATTGTGCATTTTAGTTCGGATATGGTAAACCGCATAATTACATTAAAGTACATTAGCGACGGCCTTGGCACAGAAGAAGAAATGCGGGTGCATAAGTTTGCTGAAGAAGCGGTGTATAAATATATTACTCACGCAATTTTAGGGACAAGAGCTAACACGCCTGAGTACCAAGTGGCGAGATTTAAAAAAGAAATGGTAGCTGCTAAACGCAATGCTAAACTTCGCATGTCTAATCTTAAGATATCGGAACTAGCGCAAGTAATGAGAAACCAATCCAAGTGGATTAAACACTAATATATGGCTAAGCTACAGCATACATTTATCCAGGGTAAAATGAACAAAGACCTTGATGAAAGGTTGGTACCTAACGGACAATATCGCGATGCCCAGAATATTCAGGTAAGTACATCTGAAGGATCTGATGTAGGTGCCGTAGAAAATATACTTGGTAACACTATAAA